TTATAGATTATTTAATTGATTAATCAAATTATCAACTGTTTTTTTCGTAACATGATTGTAGATTGTTAGTGTAGTATTTGCATCATGATGGCCAACACGATCCATAATTGCTTTTAAAGGAATATTTAATTCCGCAAGCAAAGATACATGACTGTGTCGAAAAATATGTGAGGTGAGATGCTTTTCAATGCCTGTTTCTTTCTCGACTGTTTTTAGAACACCGTTGAATGAGTGGAGCGTAATTGGAAACTGTTTTTTACCCAAAAATATATAATCGTCTTTATTGTAATTTGGGAATCTCATTTTATTATCAAGAATCATCTCTTCTACAATTTCAATTGCTCGGTTAGATAAGGGAACTTTACGGGAAGAGTATATGTTTTTGGGGATTGTTTTTTTAGCTTCGGATATTTTTCTGCTCGTATAATCTAATGTGCCAGTAATTTCGATAAAGGTTTTATGGAAATTCTTATATTGAAGGGCTTGTAATTCGCCATAACGCAATCCAGTTAAGTAGAGAAATTCCGCCATTAATGCATGAGTTTTTCTTAGTTTATGTGCATTCATATTATCCAAGATAATTTTCATATCTCTTTGATCCAAGAATTTTTCATCTAGCGAAACTCTTCTTTTTTCTTCTTCCGCTTTTTTTGGTTTAATTTTTACTTGAACAGCAACGTTATGATCAATCATCTTTTTATCAACTGCATACTGCAAAATAATTGATAACAACGTTTTTGTTTGCTTGGTATAATTGAGTGATAAAGTACCAAAAGTGTACATATTATCAATGATTTCATTTACAAGTGAATCATCTATATTTCGTACTAATATGTCACTATGAATTACTTTTTGAATATGTACTAGCATTGGTTCTGTTTTAATCCAGCTAGTGCGCTTTACGTGTTTCTTGTAGTAAGGAAACCACATTTCATATAACTGCTTAAATGTAATATCAGACTTCCGTTCTGACTGGATTTTTTTACTTATCTTTTCATCTAGCATTTTAAGAGCCTTTTTTGAAGCCTGAGGAGATTTAGAAGTCATTGTGACTGCAACTTTTTTTATTTTTTCACTATAAGGATCTGTATATCGTTCAAAAAATTTGTATTTACCATTTGGCAATTCTTCAATCCACATGGAAATTCCTCCTAATGTCTGATACAATAGGCATAGCAAATAAGCCTATCGTTTATTTGTTCTAGTAGCACGCTCGTTCTTGGTCGGAGGGGCGTGTTTTTTAATTTAATTAATAAAAAATTCTTTTATGATAAAAATTCCTATTGTGACTGCAATACCGATTAACCATTTTTTATTAGATTCGGCTTCTTTTTTTGCTGCAGCTTCTTGTTTAAGCAATGTATTTTCTAATTCGGATTTCATTATATCTATTTTTGCAATGATATTTTGAGAAGATGAATCAATTTTATTGTTTAAAATAGTTGTCATAGAGTCTATTTTTGAATCTACTTGTTGTAATTTCAATTCAGTTTTCTCTTCAGAATGTCGCAAATCTTTTTCGGTTATATATTTATTTTCCATAATATCACCCCTTGACTTCTTTATATCAAGTATACCATCTTTCATAGAAGCGGGAGAATTGCTACTCACTTTTTCATTAATTTTAGTATCTATTTGAATGATTTTTGATTTATCTTCCATCGATTATCGTCCTAATGTAAGTAGAATTCTGATGGATTAATACGTTATCTTGGCTTTTAATATCTAATTTAATCTGATAAATTTTATTCTTTTGAAAAATAATTGCCGCTGTCTGAATTGAAACCATAGTTGATCCAACACCATCGATTGGGGGCATATCAAGAGAAGATTCCTCAACTTTGAAAATGTTTTCAGTACGCATTACAATATCATTATCGGATTCTATAGTGGTTGTAATGATGTAGGTGTTAGAAACTTTCAAATTAAAAAATATGCATTTTAATTCTAATTTTTTTGTTAACGGAAATCCATCCGCCGTTAAATAGGCTATAGGACTGTCATTTTCAGAAACAGCATATAAACAACTTATTTTTTCTTTGGAATCCATACGGCACCACATTTCTTTTAAATATTTTAGTAGCATTACCATTCATAGACAAGATTGTTCGTTAATCTGTTAAGAGTTTTTAAGGTTAAAAGTCTTCCCAGTTATCTATATCATTATCATCCGAATTCTTATGACCAAATACTTCTTTTTCTCTTTTTTCGAGTTCCCTTTTTCTTAGTTCTATCTCAATTTGTCTTTCTCTTTCAGCAAATTCAGTTTCTTGCTTCTTTCGTTGCTTATTCTCTTTGTATTTTGGATAGTATATGATGCCAACAATAATTAAAATTACAACTAATCCTGCTAATAAATAAGGAGCGATAGAAATTAAAATCGATCCCAATATTAAAAAAGCAAATATCGTTCCACATCCTCCGCAACCGCAGCCACTATCTTCAGTAACAATATATCGTTTTGCCACTTGAAATAACTCCTTTATCTAACTTTTGTAAATTCTAAGTTTTTGGTAATTTCTAGTATGTTTCCTTTTCGTAAACTAAATGATTTCAAACTACTTGCTTCATCTTTTACATAATAAAATTCATACTTACCATTTTTTTCATCTTCAGCATTTTCGTATAGATTAAATGTTCCGCCTGGCTCAGATTCTTCAGATTTGTTACCAAAGTCTGTCGGTTTAATATCATAGCCACCAACTTCAATATCTGTCCCAACAATAACTTTTCCTGATAATACAAAGGGTTCACCATCTTTTGAGTTGGCTATAGATGCCTGTTCTTTCTCTAAATCTTTGACTTTTCCTTCAAGTGATTCAATTGTTTTTTGCTGTTCAGAGATTTTCGTTTCATTCTCTTTGTTATTGCATGCTCCTAAAATTCCAACTGACAATGCCAACAACCCTAATCTAATAATCTTTTTCACTTTCTCTCCTCTTTTCTGATATAATAAATTTGTACTGATATTATTCCAACTCATCATTGTTCCCAGCAATGGTGGGTTATTTTTTTATAAACAAATCGCTTCGTAAAAAGGATTTGTGGTTAGTGCCTTTTTCTCAAGGTTTTTCCCTAGTTCCATTGCAGATTCTTTTGAATGCCCACTCATAATTTTATTAGCTGTTCGACTGGCAGCAATGTAGGATGCTTCAAAATTCGCCTGCATCTGTTGGACCAACCTTATATATAGTGCTTGTTCCGATATGCCGTATTTTTTAGATATGCAATATGGAGCAATGCCTTCTTTTAATTCGTTGATTAATACAGGTTCAGGAAGTAGGATAGCCGAAGCTCCAATATTTGCTTGGAATTCTGGCAATAGATCTGTTAATGAATAATTAAGTGAATCTTTTGTGTCTGTGAACATTCTATGTTCATCATTCAAGTGATAGAGAAAATGAACCAGTTCGTGAGACACAGTAAAATTTTTTCGATTGGAACTCATACTCGAATTGAAAGCAAGTGTTACTTCATGTTCATCCTTTACAATCATGCCTGATATTGCTCGTCTTGCACTTTTTTCAAAAGGGAAGGGACGTAGCGTAATCTTATCCCCAATAATTTGTTCCCAAAGATACTCGTGTTGGTATTCTTTGACATTCATATCAAGTCCCAACATATAAGCTGATATATATTCATTAATCTTAGCTGAAAAGCTTAGATACTCATCTGATTCAACTGACATAACACAACCACCCTAAAGATTATTCATTTTTTTCTCGTTTAATTTCCTCTAGTCTCCACGCGAAGAATCTTTCCATTTCGCTTTCGATTTCATCTAGTTCTTTATCAGATAATCCATTCGTGTCCATACGCATCATGACTTGTTTTGCCATTGAAGGCTCTTCGTCACTCATTGATGGATTGTCTGTTCTGCCTTGTAGGTAATCTAGCGATACGTTAAAATAATCTGCTACTTTTTCAAGAGTTTCAGTTTTTGGACTACTGTTTTTCCAAGAATAAATGGCATTTCTACTTAAACCTAGCTTTTCTGCTAAGTCAAAAACAGAAATATGTTGTTTTTTTGAAAGTTCTGAAATCCTTTCGTATAAGGTCATAATAACTTTTCCTTCCACCAGGTATCGTTATTAATCCAAAACTTTTAACTTTTATATTTACAAATACAAAGTTTTGTATTATGATATACCTGTAAGTTGATTTGATAGAAAAAAGCAAACTAAAAACATAACCTATTAAGCATTACTTTGGCGAGGACATGCGATCTCTAGGAGTTTTGTAGGCTTATTTCTTTATGGCTATATAATACAAAACTTTTAACTTTGTGTCAATGCTTTGTATAACTTTCTATCATCTTAACTTACATAAAAAGGGAGGTGAGAGGAATGGAAGAAAAAGAAGGAACCAGAAGATTTGATTTAGAGGCAAATAAAATCATGATGGAGCAGTTAGAATTCCTTAAAAAAGAAAGTGAGAGTGTACAAACCACCGCAATTGAAAGAGTTTTACTTTCTCAGGCGATGGTTAATATTTATAAAGCAGTGTTGAATTAGTATCTTACTTGTTGTTTTTTACCAGTACTTAGAGATTTTTCAATTATTGAGAGAACTTCAAGATATTTCTGAGCCAATTCTTCAGGAGTCAGATTTGAGAGGTCTTGTTTCTGAAGAAATAGCATCGTTAAAGCTTCAGCTCTGGTAGACGGGAAAGTATCAGACATTTACACACCCCCTTATCAATTATTTCAGCTGACCACTAGCTGATAAGTAAAGTATACAACAGAAAGGAATGAAGCTAATGAACACGCCACAAATATTTAATTTCGAACAAAACGAAGTTCGCACAATCTTAGTAAATGATGAACCGTTTTTCGTAGGGAAAGATGTTGCTGAAATTTTAGGTTATTCAAATGGCCCGAAAGCGATGAGAGACCACGTAGACGAAGAAGACAAGCTGACCGAACGAATCGTTATGTCAGGTCAAAATAGAGAGGTAATTATAATAAACGAATCAGGACTATACAGCTTAATCCTTAAGTCGAAACTTCCGAATGCCAAGAAATTCAAACGTTGGGTCACAAGCGAAGTATTACCAGCAATCAGAAAGCACGGCGCTTATTTGACAGACGAAAAGGCATACGATATCACGCATAATCCAAATTCGTTAGCTGATTTACTTTTACAAGCAGGAGAACAACTAAAGCAAAAAGAATTGGTGATTAAAGAATTACAACCCAAAGCGCTGTTTGCCGAAGCAGTAGAAACCTCTAAAACCTCAATTTTAGTCAGTGAACTAGCGAAAATTTTAAAAGGGAACGGTATAGATATTGGACAACGCAGGCTATTCGATTGGTTACGAGCAAATGGCTATTTAATCAAGAGAATTGGCAGTGAGTGGAATATGCCTACACAAAAATCTATGAACTTAGGGTTGTTTGAAATCAAAGAAACAACAATCAATAAGCCTGACGGTCACATACAAATCAGCAAGACTTCTAAAGTTACTGGTAAAGGTCAAACTTATTTCGTCAACAAATTTTTAGGGAAGTAATGGGGAGGTGATTAAATGTCAAATTTAGACAATGGGCGAGCCGCTATTAAAAGCTTCATGCGAGAGAACAATATTACCATGGAAGATTTAGCAACAGCTTATGGCCATTCTCGTGTCCGAATGCAACAAATATTGGACGGTCACTGGAGCGGTCCAAAAGCAAATAAAACTGTTTTAGAAATCATTCGTGATTATCGGATTCGTACACCGAAACAGGAGGTTAAACAATGAAGTCACCAAGTGTTGAATCACTAATAGAAAAAGCAAATATAGATGTTGCGGTCGAGTGGGATAGAAGAGATCAACTCCTAAAACGGTTCAATGGACTATCAAAGGCTACATTAAACGTCTATCAGAAAGAAATGGAGGATATACCTGAATTCAAAGAAGGTGTGATTAAACCAACACATAGCGTTACTTGGATTAATATCGAAATCTTTGTTTCGTATCTACGTTGGAAAGAAGCAGGGAAATATCAAACGAAAAAACCTGATCCAAAAGATTTTTTGAAAGGAGCATGAAATCATGACAAATGAAAAACGAATTATAAGCGAAGTCATTTTACTGGCGATGGCATTAGCAGCCTTTGCTATTGCGGCAAGTTTGGTGCTGAAAGTTTTGTTGGTACTACTGGCAATCGTCACTTTTGCATCAATATGTTTTATCTATGGTTACAGCGCATGCAAGGAAAAGATGACTGCGAGGGATGAATGATGACCAACGAAGAAAAAGCGTACAAACAAAAAAACCTCAACGGCGGCAACCGTTAAGGGCAAATAAAAAAATATAACTCAAGGAGATTATACCAAATGAATGAAAAAATTAAAAAACTTATTAAGGAATTGGCGAACGAATGCATGAAGGAAGACATTGGGTTAGCTTTATCAGCTTTAGATAAACAAGGAGAAATGACTCTTGTACAAGCTGGTGTTGTCTCTTTGTCTGGCATCGGAATATTGCAACAGTATGAAGTAATGAAAAAGACTTTATCGGAATCGAGCTGCAATTGTAATGCTTGTAGCGCGTTAAAAGAACAATTCGGCATTGATAGTTCGAACGAAGAAGCAGAGCACTATGAATTTGATTTTCCGGAAGATGTAAATGATCTGTTTGATAAAGTGCTTAAAGATTTGCGAGGTGCGCATTGATGAAAATTCTAATTGATGAAATTAGCTACAAAAATTTCAAAGGATTCAAAGATTTCACGTTGACACTAAACGGCAAAAATGGCGTTGTGAGTGGTCGTAACGGTGCAGGCAAGACTTCTCTATCGGACGGTCTGCAATGGCTTCTGTTCGGCAAGAACGCACAAGGAATGAAGTTAAACCCTAAGCCTTTAAATTCTGACAATAACGAAAAGCTCGGCTTGAACCCAACGATTGAAGCTCAACTATTGATCAACGGTAAAGTTGTAACGCTTGCCAGAATCCAAGAAGAAAAGTGGACTACCAAACGTGGTGAGCTCGAAGCAGCTCGTTCATCTGATACAACCAAATATTTCATTGATGGTGTGCCAACAAAGGAAAAAGAGTGGAAAGAATTTCTTGAAAAAATGGGCGGCGAGTCACTACTTCAAATGCTATCAAATAGCTCGTTTTTCATGATGATGGACTGGAAAAAAAGACGCGAAGTGCTTATGAGTTTGACTGGATTGACGGATGAAGAAATTATTCAAGCAGATCCAGAACTTAAGGAGTTGTCTGCAATCCTAGATGGTCACACAATCGATGAAACGAAAAAAATCTTAGCTGCTAAGAAAAAAGAAATCAAATTAGAAATCGAAGGGATACCAGCTAGAATTCAGGAAAATTCCGACACGCTTGAAAAAATTTTAAGTAACGCAGGCAACAAAGAAGAATTGGAACTTGGGGTAACATTACTTAATCAATCAATTAATGAACTACAAGAAAAGGTCGCGATTGCTAAGAATGGTGATGGCACATTAGATGCTAAACAGGAAATTACCAATCTTAAGTTGAAATTATCCGAAGAAGAACGCAAATTTTCGTCTGGATTGTTGTTGGCCACACAGGGTCTTCAGGAAGATGCAAATCAATTAGCTTCTAAATTGCGCGTATTGCAAAACGAAGAAAATGATTTGACTTACAAAAAATCTAGCTTGGAACGTTCGTTGGCGGATAGATTGAATTATCGAAAGCAGATGATTGCTGAATATAAACAAATTTCTTCACTCACGTTTGATGATCATGCGACAACTTGTCCGACTTGCGGACAGAGCTTACCAGAGAATCAGATTGCTCAGCTAATAGAAAAGTTTAACGTAGATAAATCGAACAAACTCGAAAACAATAAAAAATCTGTTGAAAATCGTAAAGCTACACAAGATGCAATCAACACTGACAAGCAAATGTTAAACGAGATAAACATCGAAATGCTTGCGAAACAAGACGAAATGAAAACAGTGGAATTGCGATTGTCTGCAATCAATCAAAGTCTTGCTGAAGAAAAAAGTAATCAAGGAAAATTTGAAGAAACAAAAGCGTATCGGAAAATCATGGATGCACTTGTTTTAGCCAATGATAAATACGAAAACGCTGGACGTGATAGCTCGCAACTAGTGACCGAACTGCAAACAGAACTAAATGCAAAGCGTGATCAATTAGCTTTAAATCAATCAAAGTTACAAGAATTGAAATTAGCAAACGACATTCAAAACCGAATTAACGAACTTGCAAAACGTGACGAATCGCTCAAAGAAGAGAACCAGAAAGTAGAACGTTCGTTGTGGCTAATTGATGAATTTACTCGTAAGAAAATCAGCAAAATTGAGCAATCCATCAACGCTAAATTTAAACAAGTTAAATGGAAATTGTTTGATGTACAAAAAAATGGAGCAATAGCTGAAATGTGTGAAGCAACGTTTAATGGCGTTGAATACAGTGCTGGTTTAAACAATGGATCACGTATCAATTGCGATTTGGATATCGTCAACACGCTATCAAACCACTTCGATATTTTTGTTCCGGTATTTGTTGATAACGCTGAATCAGTAAACGAGTTGTTGCCTATCGAGTCACAAATGATTGAACTACAAGTTACAGAAGATGAAAAATTGGAGGTTGAAAAATAATGACAAAACAAAATACACCAGCAACAGTATTCAAATCGCAATTAGCTAAAATCAACGACACATATATGCCACAAATCGAAAATCAGTTGCGTGGAAACGGAATTCATATGACGGAGTATCAACGCACTTGCGTGATTAATTCCATTTCAGCAATCAACGAAATGTTAGTCAAAGAAGGAATAGGAGTAAAAGATATTGATCAAAGCAATCTGACTCAAACATTGATGCACGTAGCAGCATTGCAATTAAATGCAACAGCAACGCCAAGAGAAGTCTATTTCATCAAGCGTAATCAAAAAATTAAGAACGGTGGAGGGGACATTCAAGTAATTGAGATGGGTATCGAGGGAGACGGAAACGATGCAATTCTAAGCCGTTTTGGTCGTAACGTTAAAACTGTCCACCGTCATTGGGAAGTACGAGAAAAAGATGCGTTCACCTATCCTGGATACGCAGGTTTACAAGTGACTCCGCCAACGTGGCAACCAACAGGCGAAGGGAGAGTAATACGTGTTGTATATCCAATCGAATACAACGATGGTCAAGTAGAATATTTCATTTCAGAACGTGAAGACGTTAAAGGAAATTTGCTGGCACACATGTATAACAACCTGATGTGGGACAACAAAAAGGTAGAAAAGAAACAAAAAATAAAAGAATTCGCAGAAATCCATTCTTTGGATGAAATCTTGGATAATGCCGAAATGCAAGAAGCAGGCAAAATTAGTCCGGCATGGAAAGAACCACAAAGCAGAGAATCAATGATTATCAGAAAAATGCGTAATCGCATTGTTAAGAAGATTCCTAAAGATTTCTCGAATGCTTATATTCAATCAGTTGTCGAAAATGTTGAAGATGATTTCCAAACAAGACAATTGCAACGAAAAGAAGCGGAAATCGTTGAAGAAATCAAAGAAAACGCAAATTCGGAAATCTTTGAACCAATCAAAGAAGAAACGACACGTCCAGCTAATGTTGATGAAAATGGAGAGATTCAAGATGTAGAATATAGCGAAGTTGATAGCATTGTCGATTCGTTTGAAGAAAGTAGTGATCCATATTGATTACGATAAAGGTTTTTGGGTCTGGAAGCAGCGGGAATAGCTATCTAATTGATGATGGCCGTTCCCAGTTGATTCTGGAAGCAGGCGTATCATTCGATAGAGTTCAAAAGTTAATGTTGCATAATTTTACTCGTCTTCATGGCGTGTTAGTCACTCATGAACATCGTGATCATTGCAAGTATATTCGTTCTTTTGTCGATAAAGTAGGAGCAAATATTTATGCAACAAAAGGTACGGTTGATGCAATGTTTAAAGATGACGTGCTAGGGCTTAAATTTATCAATCGTTATCGATTTAAAAATTTACAGTACAAACAACCTGTCGAGATAGGTTCGTGGACAGTAACTGCATTTGAGACGATGCACGATGTAGCAGAGCCTTGCGGATTTTTGATTGATAATCTAGACGGCGATAGATTGGTTTTTATTACAGATAGCTATTACGTACGCTACAAATTTAGAAATGTAACGCACATGATGATTGAAGCAAATTACGACAACGACATCATCGAACGTAAATTAGGTACTGATAAATTTGGCAAGAAGCTAAAAACCAGAATCAAAGAAAGTCATTTCGACTTAGCCAACACAGTTGATTTTATCAATGCAAATAAGAGTAGCAGGTTACAAGAAATTTATTTGATTCATTTATCTGATTCAAACAGCAACGCAAAACAATTCAAGGAAGCCGTGCAACGTGTCGCTGGCGTTCCTGTTTATATAGCTTAGGTGGTGATTACGAATGGACATAGGCTATATAAAATTGTACAGAAAAGTAACTAGTTCATTCGTTTGGACCAATTCTAATATGCTTAAACTTTGGATTCTGTGTTTGACGAAAGCTAGTCATAAAGGGAGTAGATTTATTTTTAATGGACAAGAGATAGTCGTGTCCAGCGGTCAATTCGTTACAGGGCGCGCCGTTATTGAGAAAGAGTTCAATGAAGGTGTGACTCGTGACCAACAAATTGTCGGGCGTACGTTATGGAGATGGTTAAAAAAATTTGAAAGTGAGCAAATGTTGTCCATCAAATCAACAACGAAATATAGCGTCATAACAATAAATAAATGGGATGAATACCAGTCGAGTGACCAACAACTGTCCAACGGTCGTCCATCAAGTGTCCAACAACTGTCCACATACAAGAATGAAAAGAATGAAAAGAATGAAATAAATAATAATAACAACAATAGGGTTCAGGATAATGAAGAAGTATATCCTGCTGAATTAATACAGCAGCTCTACCATCAATTTCCAACAGGACTACTACAAGGAGCACTATCTGATTGGTTACAAGAATGGCCAAGAGAAATGATTAATTTTGCTATCCAAATTTCTTATGATTACGGCAAGGAGTTAGGTTCTTTAAAACCATACATAAATGCCATTTTAAAAAGATGGAAAGATAGCGGGATTTTAACATTAGAACAAGCGATAGCCGCTAATGAAAAATTTAAAAATCACCAGACTGCAAAATCTAACGATTTTAAAAAGAAAACAGTAAGACGTGAAACGTTGCCTAGCTGGTTCGATAAACCTAAAGATGCAGATGCAGACGAAGAAAAAGAAATTCAGTTAAATAGTGACATCGAAGCACGATTTCAAAAATACTTGGATCAAAAAGCGGAACGTGAGAAAGCCGAAAAAGAGAAAGAGGGTGAATAGATGGAGGAAGGTTACGTTGTACGCGCAATGGTTTATCAAGGCTCTGACGGGAAGTTTACCCGTCACTTGAGCCAAGCGCAATTGATCAAAGACAAGGATTTAGCAGAAGCAGCAGCGGATTTAGCAAATGGTTGGGTAGTTCCAGTCGTGAGAGCGGCTAAAAATCAGTCGAAGAAGAAAAACAAGAAGCCTTGCAAATCAAATCAAGGATGGATGCGAAAAACATGAACTGTTTAAAATGTAATGATGAACGCATCATATGGACAAAAGACGAGTACGGCAATGCCAAATCTGATTATTGTCCTTTGTGCAATAAGAATGGCGACAGACTACAAAAAGAAATCGATAAGCAGGTGAAGAAAAGTGGCAGGACCGACAGCACTGAACAAAAGAGGTAACAAAGTCATTATTGATGAATATGTTTTTGATTCAGAAAAAGAAGCATTGTTTTATCAAAGATTCGTAAAGAATTGCGGATTGCCCTTTGAAGTACATCCCCGATTCAAACTAACGGAATTAACAGAATTGCCAGGTGGAAAAGCTAAAATATCTCAAATTGCTTACTCTCCAGATTTCATTATTAAGGATTTCAAAGGCAATTGGCTGCATGTAATTGACGTCAAAAATAGCTTTGGAGCATATGGTATTGACCAATCTGTAAAGTTACGCTTTCGGCTATTTGCAATCAGATATGGCCATCCAGTCGAAGCAGTAGTAATCAGAACAAGAGATTTTAAAGTGATCACTCAAGGCGTTACGAAACAGCTCAACGAAAAGCAACCGTTTATCACAAGTGATTTTAGTTATCATTGGAAAGATGCAACGAACTACTAGGAGGAAAAACAAATGGCCGCTTGGGATAAAAAGCGAAATGAAGTCATCTTCCAGGATAAACAAGTGCAGAATGACGATTCTAGCGAGTCTGAGGACGATTGGGAAGAGATTGAAGATATTGCGAGTAATCAATCGGAAGAAGTTCAAAACGTCTCAGAACGCAAAATAGACACAAATAACGAAGAGGACGAAATAGACAGAGAAACAAACGAAGAAGATGATGAAGATTTGCCGTATTAATTAGAAGAGCCTAGCGCTCTTCTTCTGGAGGTAAGAATATGAATAAAAATGCATTATCTACGTTTTGGACCAACGTCGAGTATTACCGTATATCCTTTAAAATGCACAAGAAAGATGTCTACGTTATTGAGCGATTTGGCAAAAATATGACAATACTAAATGCTGCCAAAATTGCAGATAATCTAGGAATTGAATTATGGCAGTTGTTTGAGAATGTTTAACAGGAGGAAGAATAAATGAATGTAATTCTGAAATCGACAACGAATGCTAGAATGCTACGCTTTGTCAACGAAGAACTGGTTTTATATCCTTTTGAAATTGGTCACGGATTTGTTGCAAGGAAAACGGAACAACCAGGTGCTATAGGTTCGTCAGCCATCAAAAGCTTTGAGCGGAATGAAGATACATTAATAGTTACAACTAATAACAGCGAGTATGTATTTGAGGTGGTGGAATAGTGGGCAAGAAAAAATCGAAAATCAAGAAAAAGAAGCGTCGATTGCAAAAAAAGGCTGTTGCGAATGGCACTAGCAATATCAAATGGAATAAAAGAACAGTAAAAAGGATAAAAAATGTGTTTGCTAAATTTGCCAATGAAGCACAATAAAAAAAGCCATCCCTTTATCAGAGATAGGCCACGCAAGACTATTTTAACATAAAGGGGTGGCGTTTGTGAGGTTTCAATGGCTTAAAGATTATCAGGAACTTGACGAGCAGATTGTTTACTTGAAATGGAATCTCAATAAATCCAGACTCGAACGTAGTAGATGGGTTTATGGAGATTTGTCAGATGTAAGACTAGAAAAAAACTCGCGAGCGTCATCACTTGAAGAAATCATTGCTAAGATTGAACAGGAAATCGAGTTGTTAGAAGAGCAGCGAACAGAGATGCTTGCGATAATCAATTCTTTTAAAGGGATTGATAACGAGATAATCAAGAAAAAATACATTGATGGCTGTTCATTAGATGTTATTGCAGAAGAAATCGGATATAGTGCTTCTTACGTGCGTCAACGACACGCAGAAATAAGAAAGACTTTGGCCTTCTTGGATCAGTACGAAGAGCAAATGCAAGACAAGCAGAGCAAATTAGTAGAGATTGATGAATACAATAGAAACGCGAGCGAGATTCGGCAAATATCATTATTTTGAATGTTCGATAAATGTTCGATTATTTAGCCTATTTATTTATTGATTTAAGTGTTTTATAGTAATACCATAATAATTTATCAAATGGGGATTTGTCATAGACTACTCACATATTCTATGTATAAAGACTGGAGGAAAGCTCCTCCATCGTTTGATATTTTTCTTCTAGACGGTGCTTGCATCGTCTTTTTGGTATTGCTTTCATTTGGCGAATCCTTTTAGCCTGTTTTTTCGGCAGAGATTTTTGTATAATCAAAATAAAAAAGGGGTGATTCATTTCGTGCAAATATTAACACTAGCACTAGCAGTACTAAATTTCTTATATTCATTTAAGAATAAAAGAGAGTCGTTGAGAGATTCAAACATGCCAAAATATAGTATTATTAACCCTCATTTTATTGAAATTTTAGAAATTGATTTTCAATATTTCTCTGTTGACATTAAAAATGTTAGTAGTATCTTAGCTCCTTTTATGTGTATCATTTTAAAATTTAAAGAGAGCAATGATCAAACGAAATATTTCAGGAGTGGTATTATTCCATATTTCGAAAACGAACAACGATTTGAGTTTTGTTTACCAAGAGAAGAAACTATAAGATTTGATACGCTATTTATCATATCAAAGGATGAAAACGGTGCAACATATGTAAAAGAATACATTTGGCAATCTGATAAAGCTATTTTTTTAAAAAATAAACTTTTCGGAAGAAAAAATAAGAAAATTGAAAAAATGATTAATTCTTCTGTTGAAATAAATCAGAATTTATATCCTTATAAACAAATAATAGAATTATTTAATATTGTTAAAGAACTCAATAATCACCCAGATTACATGAAACAAATGATAATTGGTGGTCCAATCTTTAAAAAAAGAAACGAGTCTATTAGTAGAATTAAACAAATTATGGATCAAAACCCTAATATTTTCGAAAAAAAATAGATTTGCAAAACACAGATTGTGAGGTGGTGGTAAATGAATGGCTAGGCAAAGAGATCCTCGACGTGATGAAGCTTTCGAGGTATTTAAAGAAAATAATGGCGAAATTACTAATCGAAAAATAGCTGAGCTTTTAAATGTACCTGAAAAAACCATTTCAGGTTGGAAATCAAAAGACAAGTGGTTACAAAAAATAAACGGAGTACTCCAAACAAACGAACGGAGTACTCCGAAAAATAAAGGCAGTACTTCCAAAAAGAAAACTCCCAAATTAGTAATAGAAAATGACGAACTGACAGAGCAGCAGAAGTTGTTCTGTCTTTATTATTTGCAGTTTTTTAATGCTACTAAAGCTTATCGACAAGCTTACGGATGCGCTTATTCAACAGCTAGAACAGAAGGTAGCCGTTCCCTAGCGAATCCTAACATAAAAGAAGAACTGCACCGTCTAAAAGCAGAGCTTCAACAAGATGTATTTTTGGATGCAAAAGATTTGATGAAAGAGTACATGAAACAAGCTTTTTCTGACATCACCGACTTTGCGGAGTTCGGAAAAAAAGAAGTTCCGGTCATGGGAATGTTTGGCCCGGTAACTGATGAAAATGGCAGAGAGCTGATGAAGGAAATTAACTATATTGACTTTAAGGAAAGTCCGGAAGTGGACGGAACGCTTATCAAAGAAGTAAAAGTTGGCAAAGACGGCGTATCAGTCAAACTCTACGACAAGCAAAAGGCAATGAATGAACTGCTGAAATATCTAAACGGCGATGAGCTGAGAAATGCACAAATAACAAATCTAAGAGCGAAAGCACGTGAAAACGATGAACCAGATGAAATCGAAGATGATGGCTTCTTGGCAGCCTTAGAATCGGAAGGTGAGCAGTTATGGCCAGAAGAGTAAAGCAAAAGGTATTCAAATTTAAGCCATTTAGCAAGAAACAAAAAATGATACTGACTTGGTGGACTAAGAAATCAGCAGTTAAAGATAAAGATGGTATTATCGCAGACGGTGCTATTCGGTCGGGTAAAACTATTTCAATGTCGTTGTCGTTTGTTATGTGGGCTATGAGTTCATTTGACAATCAAAATTTTGGTATGGCTGGTAAGACGATTGGGTCGTTCAGACGTAACGTTTTATTTTGGTTAAAACTCATGCTGTTTGCACGTGGTTATCGTTTTAAGGACCACAGAGCGGATAATTTGCTGGAAGTATCAAAAGGTAGTGTAACCAATTTCTTTTACATTTTCGGCGGGAAAGACGAGCGGTCTCAAGATTTAATTCAGGGGATCACTTTAGCAGGTATGTTTTTTGATGAAGTGGCATTGATGCCAGAATCGTTTGTTAACCAGGCAACAGGTCGTTTATCTGTTGATGGTTCTAAAATGTGGTTTAACTGCAATCCAGATGGCCCGTATCACTGGTTCAAGGTAAATTGGATAGATAAGCTGGCAGAAAAGAACTTGATCTATCTGCATTTCACGATGAACGATAATTTAAGTTTGTCGGAAAAGATTAAACAACGTTATAGCAGCATGTATTCAGGTGTATTCTATTCACGGTATATCTTAGGATTGTGGGTTGCTGCTGAAGGAATCATTTACGATATGTTTGAACAAGCTAAACATGTTTACAGTAAGGTAATAGATTTCATTTTTGGTGAAAACTATATAAGCATTGACTACGGTACGCAAAATGCGACCGTTTTTTTATTGTGGCAAAAAGGTAAAGACGGTATCTGGTATTGTACGAAAGAGTTTTATTATTCGGGTCGGGATACCAAAAAGCAAAAGACAGACAAAGAGTTTGCCGATGAATTAGAAGAGTTTATCGGAGAAACAAAAATTAAACGAATTATCGTAGACCCTTCCGCAGCTTCTTTCATTGCTGAATTAAAGCAACGAGGATTCCAAATAAAAAAAGCGAATAACGATGTCTTGGATGGCATTCGTTTTACAGGTTCGTTACTGAATGAAGAAAAGATTGCATTTAGTGAATCGTGTGTGAACACATTGAAAGAATTTAGTTCATACACATGGGACCCAAAGGCAACAGATCGTGGCGAAGATAAACCAGTAAAAACAAATGATCACGCTATGGATGCTGTTCGATATTTTTGTTACACCATTCTGAAACAACGAAAGGCAGGTGTATCTGTTTGGAAATAGAAGTAGTTAAAAAGATCATTAAAAGGCTTGTGATACATCCTAACGAGACAGTCGTTAAAACAGAAGTAGCCGAGAAATATTATAAAAACGAAAACGACATCTTACGATTGAAAAACCCAGTCGAAGAAAAGTCTGACGATACAAATAACCCATTGCGTAATGCGGATAACAGAATTAGTCATCCCTGGCATCAGCTACTTGTAGACCAAAAAGCGAGCTACACAATGGCAGTTCCGCCGACGTTTGATGTTGATGATGACGAAATGAACGAGAATATTGATAAAGTTTTAGGCGATAAGTTTCCTAAAATTGCGAAAGAGTTAGCAGTCAACGCATCGAATGCTGGTATTGCTTGGCTTCATGTTTGGAAAGATGATACAAAATCAGGCGATATGGGCAGTTTTTTCCGCTATGCTGTTGTCGATAGCAAGCAAATCATTCCTGTTTTTTCTAAATCTCTCGATAAACAATTAGAAGGCGTTCTACGTGTGTATCAAGATTATGATGATGATGGTGATAAAATTGTCATTTACGAATACTGGAATGAGACAGAATGTGAAACGTTTTATCGAAAGGCTTCTGAATCAATTGACGATGGATTGCAAGAGTACGAGATATTTAATTTGTATGACATATCAAGCAATCAGCAAATAGGCACGACGAATGTTTATATTCACGAGTGGGAAGAGATTCCTTTCATTCCTTTTCGGAACAATCACATCGAACAAAACGATTTAGCAAAAATCAAAAAGCAAATTGATGTATACGACAAAGTGTACTCAGGGTTTGTCAATGATGTTGATGATATCCAAGAGATTATTTTTGTGTTGACGAACTATTCAGGTACGGACAAGCAAGAATTTTTGAATGACTTGAAAAAATACAAAATGGTTAAAGTGGAAGATGATGACGACAGCAAAGGTGGTGTTGAAACATTAGCAATTGATATTCCAATTGAAGCACGAGCGAAGTTGCTTGAAATCACACGTGAAGCTATTTTCGTATTAGGGCAAGGTGTAGATCCACAAAAAAATATCGGACAGAACAATTCAGGCGTTGCGTTGAAGCAAATGTATTCACTGCTTGAACTGAAAGCTTCAGGTCTTGAAACAGAGTTCAGGATTGGCTTTGCTGAACTGGTTCGTTTCATTTTGCGGTTCTATGGAAAAGACCCAGATATAACTATCAAGCAAACATGGACACGAACACAAATCAATAATGATTTAGAGCAGGCAGACATCATTGCCAAACTCGCTGCAAGTACCTCAAAAGAAAATATTGCAAAATCTAATCCACTAGTTGAAGATTGGCAAGCCGAACTTGATTCATTGGAAAAAGAACAAGATGACGATAATCGAATGGAAAAAGATTATCGAAACAGCAAGACGACCATTGAAGATGAGTAGGTGATTAGCTATGTCTAGTTACTGGGAAGAACGCTTTTTGTCTATTTGGTTGTTCAACGAGCATGAAGATAAGCGTTATCTGAGACAAATGGACAAGCGTATGGAAACATTGCAAAATTCATTGAGCGAATCCATGAATGATTTCATCGCACGATGGGCCACACAAGATGGCTTGTCTATGGATGATATGCGAGCGTTAATCAGCAAAGAAGATCAGCGTAAGTGGAAAATGACTTTAAAAGAATTTCGTCAAAAAGCTATTGATGGCGGATACGAAGAAGAGCTTAATCGTGAGTACTTCAGAAGTCGTATTAGCAGAGTTGAACAGCTAAGAGGGCAATTATACCTACAAGGTGTCGAAGCAGCTGTAATCGAACGACAGGAGCTAGAAACGCACTTACTGAACCAGAAACAAGAAACATTTTTCCGCACGATTTACGAATTATCCAATCGTGGGCAGGTTGATTTTGGCATTAATTGGGAGAAATACAATTCCAATTTGTTGAAACGTAGCTTATACACGCCTTGGGAAGGTGCAAACTTTAGCCAAAGAGTATGGGGAAATTTAACTAAGGAATTGCCTGAACGATTGACAAACGTCCTATCGCAAGCAGCAGTAAGCGGCTGGAGCATTGATAAAATGCAGCTAGAATTGTCTCGTGGCATAACTGGCGTGACAAAAAGTCGTATGACAACACTGGTGCAAACGGAATCCACTCATATCGCTGAATTAGCGGCATTTGACGGTTATCGTGAGACAAATGTGGAACAATGGCAATGGATGGCTACGCTAGAAGTGAATACTTGTGTGCATTGTGCTAGTCTTGATACTCAAGTGTTTGACGTTGATGGAAATCAAGACCCACCGCCCGGAGGAAGCCATCCGAACTGTCGGTGTCGCAGCATTCCTTATGTTGAAGGTTGGGTACATTTGAAACGTTGGTCACGCAATCCAGAAACTGGCGAAAGTGAACAAGTTGATTTTGTTTCTTATGAAGAGTGGAAACAGGGTAAAACTGGAAACACCGAAAGTGGCGAAGATATTGCGAATCTGAAAAATCTCTATAACGATGCTAAAGGAGACAGAAAAGTTTTTGCTGAAAAAATACTTGATTCTATTGGAATTAATGTTCCGGTGGAAATAAAATCCATTAAAGCGTTTGGTTATAACCAGTTCGAAAATTTTGGTAAAGGACAAACTGCGAATGTATCAAGTTTTGTCTTAAATAAAAACGATGATAGATCGTCACGCTATCAAGCTAAAACAGTGCTGCACGAAACGTACCATTCCAGAATGCAAGGATTAGAAGTTCCTATTTCCCAGTCTGGAAAATTCACAATAAAAGAATGGACAGCAATTGAGGAGACCATGACGGAAACGTCCGCACACTATCAAATGTCGTTTATTGACAAAGAAAAATTGATGCCTTCGTATTCAAACTACTTATCCGTCAATCTTCCTAGACTTCAAAAAATCGAAGGATTTGAGGAAGCGACGGACTTTCTTGATTTTGGGAAAATTGCAATGAAATATCGTTTCGATGATAAGTATAAAACTGCTGATTGGCGCGATTTGCACGAAAAGATAAACGCCGTTGAGTTTGACTTTAACAAGTATGTAAGGGATAATTATGTTGAAGAATTGAAGTCGAAAAAGGCAGCGGTTTTAGATATGATTTACGCTAATTCCACCAGCTTTAAGCAACATGATGAATACATTCAAAAGGATTACGATAATTTTATCGAAAAAATAGTTGACGGAAGAACTGGTTTTAGCGGAATGGAAGAGATGATAGGCAAGCAGTCAGTAACAGCACTTTACAGATTGGTAGGTGTAAAAAAATGGAAATGACAGATATTTATATACCTGAAAATTTGCAATTGAACGATGGGTCTATCACTGCTATCCGCAAATTGCAAATCGAATTGTCCAGTCAGATGTTTGTCCGCAGTATTGACTTAAAACAAGAGCTGGTAAAAAAAGCAAAAGAACTAAAAGAACCCAAAATAGCTAAGTTCTTAGAAGCGATCTAGCACTCACTAACTCAAATGTTGGTAAGTGCTATTTTTGTACTCAAAATTAAGGAGGCAATTATGAATAAAGATTTATCGAAAGAAATACTAAAAGAACAGAAAAAACAAACAAAGCTGCTTCAAGAAATCAAAGTTCTTTTGAAGCAGCAAGTTCCTGCAAACTTTGACAGAGAGACGTTAACTAAAGATTTTGAGAATCGTGTACTAGAACTTTCTCAAGAACCTCTAGAATAAGTCTGTTTGAATAATCGGTTGCTAATTCAAAAGAAATCAGTATTGCTTCGCTATTAGAGATTGCGATTTTACCATTTTCGCTACGTTTTACAATTCCGGATTCGTATTTTTGTTTAAATTCTTTTGATTGTAATACCGTTTCTTTTGAAGCGTTGATTATTTCGAGTAATTCTGTTCGTGTCATATTACCACCACCTTTCTACAAATAGTGTACCAAAGCTTTAGTTGATGACTAAGGCTTTTTATTTTACCCAGACCTGCGCGTAAGTCTCAAAAAGACGGACTCATAGTCGGAGTTGCGACTCAAAAAAACTTAGGAGGAAAACAGCAATGAAAAAAGAAGATTTATTAAACTTAGGAATTGACGAAGATGTTGCAAAGCAAGTAATGGCATTACATGGTACTGATATAACTAAAGCCAAAGCAGATGCCGCATCAAAAGATGAAACGATCGTTAGTTTGCAAGGACAGTTGACTGAACGCGATAAGGATTTGAAGCAATTGCAAAAGTCTGTTAAAGATAACGAGGATTTATCAAACCAGCTGAAGACTTGGCAAGATAAATACAATACTGACACGCAATCACTAAATGACCAAATTGCAAAAGCCAAATTTGATAATGCGTTAAACGAAGCTTTAGGAAAAACGAAAGCGCGCGATCCAAAAGATATTCGTGCATTACTCAATATGGATGAAGTCAAACTGGATGAATCGGGTAAGGTTGTAGGATTAGAAAGTCAGTTGGAAACGTTACAGAAGGAAAAAGCTTATTTGTTCGACTTGGGAACTGGTGGCGGAGGCTACAACCCTAACGGAGGACAAGGCGGGAAAGCTTATGCAACTTTTGAAGAAGCAATGAAAGCAAACGATGTGGATACATTTATCCAACAACAAATGGAAAAAGGAGAGTAATTAAATGGCAAACGAAATTACAAAAATTCTGGACACAATCACACCAGAACAATATACGCAATACACGAATTATCAATCAGAACAGCATTCAGCGTTTATCCAGTCAGGAATCATGGTTCCAACACCTACACTTGACGCAAACATTAAGGCAGGTGGCTTATTAGTAACTATGCCAGAATGGGCACAAACAGGCTTGACAGACCAAGTGTTAAATGAAGATAAATCATTGGAGACTGGTAAAGTGGCAGCTAAAAAACAAGTGGCACCTGTTCTTTACCGCGGCTCTGGAGCAAGTTATACTGATTTAGCCGCTATCGTAGCTGGTAGCAACCCAGCAACGCAAATTTTAAACGACTTCGCAGATTATACTTTGATGTCAGATCAAGCGATCATGCAAGCAATTATCAAAGCGTTATTTGCAAAAGGCGCAGGGGCTAGTAAAGGCGCTCTGTTGGATTCACACGTTTCTGACCAATCTGCTGCGGCTAATCCAGTTATTAGTCCTGAAATGGTTATTGATGCACGTTCAATTTTAGGCACTTCTCGCGCCAAATTAACAGTAATCGCAATGCACTCAAAAGTGAAAGCGGAACTTGAAAAACAAAACGTGCAAACAAAACATTTTATTCCGGCTTCTGATTCCAAGTCTGGTTTCGATACTTACTTAGGTATGCGAGTAGTCGAAGATGATACATTGTTACCAGTAGACGGCGTGTATGAAACATATCTATATGCTACTGGTGCATTTGGTCGTAATACTGCTACGCCAAACGACATGGTGACATACGAACCAGATCGCGACAAAGCAAAAGGCGCAAATATGTTGTATGTTCGCCGCGCACGTGTGATTCATCCGTTTGGTTTAGAATTTGTAAATGATACTGTTTCCGATACAACGCCAACAAACGCTGACTTAATGCTTGCGAAAAACTGGAAGAAAGTCCGCGAAGACAAGAAGATTGGTATCATCTGCTTGCGCCATAAAATTAGTGCAGATATTGCTGCATCTACTGGCGGAACTGGTGCATAAGGGAGGTTCGTTTTATGGACGAATTACTCCAGAATTTATTAAAGAAACTGAAAAAGCTGAAAGGCGTTTCTGATACTCAATCGGATGACGTCTTTTTGTTTGCCTTGGAAACGGCAATAAACGAGATTTTTAATTATTGTCACATTGATGAATTACCTCAACGTCTGTACAATACAGCAATCATGATGGCCATTGATGCTATCAATGAAGTGCAGGCTAATTCAGGTGGGACGAACGGTGTTGAGAGCGAAGTCAAATCTCTCACAGAAGGGGACTTCGCTATCTCGAAAGTAACGTCATTAGAAGTCATTCAAGGCTTGTCAGCTTTGCGTAAAGCATCGTTCATACGAAACTATTCACGCACCCTAAACTCGTTCAGAAAGTTATTGTGAGGTGTTTGTGATGGATATCTACGAATACGCTACAAGAGAGTTTGAAAAGCACTACGATAGTGTGATGGTCGTTCAAGTGTTTGGTAAAAGCAACGATGATGACGATCCGTTTTCGGATGGTGATTGGCATGATTATCTCGTTGATGTACCTTGCAGAATAGCGCAAAAAAGGCAGACTAGCACAGCGAAAGAGGATGTTTATGCAAGTGCTGAGATATCTCCTTATCTGTATTGCAACCCAAAGCATAGTATTCCGTCTGGATCTAAAATATTTGTTACGAATCGTCATGGCGTTACGAATGAGTATGAACGAAGCGGTGAAAGCTTTGCATCTTATGCTACTCACCAAGAATTCATGATTAACAAGAAGGTGAAAGCATGAGTGATTTCGAGTTTGATTTTACCGAATTTAAAGAGTTTGCGGACCATTTTGATGACATGCTTAACGACAAGAACTTTTTGCTGGACGTTGCAAACGAGCTGGGAAATGGTATGTTAGGTGCTTTGAAAAACAACACGCCTGTTGGCCAATATGACGGAGCGGTGTTTTTTGTTCGTGGTGGTAAATTGATGAAGTTTGAGCCAAAAGAAGCGGTTAAAAAATCTGGTGGACATTTAGCTCGAAGTTGGTTTTTGTCTCCTGCTATTCAAATGGGTGATGAGATATTAGTTGAAGCAACGAACAACGTTGAATATGGACCATACGTCAACAATGGACATCGAACTGCTGATCATAGTGGTTGGGTTGAGGGTCAATTTTTTGTTGAAGCTTCAATGGATGAAGTGGAAGCGAATCTTGATCCAATATTGATGAATCGATTTTTGAACTATTTGAGAAGATTTGGGGTGAGTTGATGGATATTATCAAAGGAATAGGCAAGCAGTTATCAAAAATTGTTTCTGGTGCCGTAATTTATCGCGAAAACCAACCTCAAGGATTCAAAGAACCATCTTTTTACGTGTATGAAATCAGTACATTATCGAAAGATGAAATAACCGATTATGAAATGCGTACACATCGTTTTTGCGTTGTCTATTTTCCGAAAATAGATAAAGACATTAACAAGCAATTAGATACGATGCGCGATACATTACTCGATAATTTTTTTGTTATCGATGATGTGAATTTAAAGCTATATGAGCGTAAATGCGAGCCGATAGATGGCGTATTGAACTTTACCTTTAAAGTTCGTTATCGCGGCAGATACGAGCAATCAAACACGCAAATGAACGCTTTAAGTCAAAAAGGAGGGCTATTAAATGGCTGAAAAAACTGCAACAAAAAAAGTAGTAAAAAAAGAAACGACTTACTCGAAAGAAGTCTTACTGGAATCAGATAGTTTTAAGCGAGTAGAACGCGACTTTTTACGAGCTTTACTAGATGACAAGCAAGAATACAGCATCAATGAAGCAAGAGAAATACTAAACAAAAAATTAGAAGGAGTTGTTGAATAACATGGCAGGAGGAACTTGGACCACACAAAACAAGGTACGCCCAGGTGCGTATGTCAACGTACAAGGAAATGGTAAGGTAGGAACGAGTGACACGGTGTCCGGTGTGGTAACTATGCCTTTGCCACTTAAATTTGGGCCAGAAGCACAGGTAGTTGAGGTTACAGCAACGACGGATTTAACGCCATTCGGATATGATTTAAGCAGCGAAGATTTATTGCCATTGCGTGAAGCCTTTAAAAAAGCATCGCGAGTTTTATTATATCGCGTTGGAACTGGAGCAAAAGCGACTAAAACGGAAGGTACTTTAACAGTTACAGCCCTTTATGGTGGCTCACGAGGAAATGCAATCTCTGTAATTATCACAGCAAACCCTAACATCGTAGGTGCATTTAACGTTGTTACTTATTTAGATGGCGTATCAGTAGACGTGCAAACAGCAAAAAATATTTCAGATTTAAAAACAAACCGCCTTGTTAGTTTTGAAGGAACTGGCGCTTTAGTTGCTGCATCGCTCGCACTTGAGACAGGTACAGACATTGCACCAGTCGCAAATGATTATGCAAAATACTTTGAAGCTATTCAAGTATACGAATTTAACACGATGGCTTTACCAGTCGAGGATGAAGCTGTTAAAGCGGCTGGATCATTATTCATCAAACGACTACGAGATGAAGAAGGTGTCAAAGCGCAATTAGTAGTAGCTAACTATGATGCAGATCACGAAGCAGTTATCAATGTATCAAATGGTGTTGTTTTAGCGGACGGAACAAAATTAAGCGCATCTCAATGTACCGCTTGGGTGGCAGGTGCTAGCGCTGCAGCTGGCGTGGCTGGGTCTTTGACTTATGCGACATATGACAATGCTGTAGATGCTAATCCACGTTTGACTAACACGGAGACAATCGATGCGTTGCAAGCCGGAAAGTTTGTCTTTACAGAGAAACGTGGTTCTGCGGTAGTAGAACAAGACATCAATAGCTTACATTCGTTTACTGCATCAAAAGGTGCAGACTTCCGAAAAAATCGTGTATTACGTGTATTGGATGACATTGCTAACAGCTCTAAAAAGACATTCGAAGATAACTATATCGGAAAAGTTTCTAACAATTTGGATGGTCGTGAATTATTCAAAGCCAATCGTATTGCATACTTTGATACATTAGTTGCTCAAGACGCAATTGATGCGTTTAAACCAGACGACATTAAAGTTTTAGTAGGCAATGAAAAAGATTCTATTTATTTAGAAGTGGCTGTTAAGCCTTTAGACGCAATGGAAAAACTATACATGTTAGTTGTAGTGCAATAAGAAGGGAGAATGAATAACTATGGGATTTTTACAATCAGGTGATGTGATCAATGGTCGTGAAGGTACTGCTTTCATGACCATTGATGGTCGTAATGTTCCGATGTTTTTTTTGAAAAATATCGAAGCAACAGTTGAATTAACAAAAACGGAAGTTCCGGTTTTAGGTAAGCGTATGACGCAACAAAAAGTAACAGGTGCTACTGGTTCGGGATCAATGACGATTCATAAAGTGACTTCAGAATTTGCAAATATTGGTGTAAATTATTTGAAATCAGGAAAGATTCCTGCAATCACCATTAAGATTACAAATGATGATCCACAATCAACAGTTGGACGTCAGTCAACATTGATTAAAAACGTGCTGTTTGATTCAGTTGTTATTGCAAAATTAGATGTTGAGTCAGAAACACTTGATGAAGACGTAGACTTTACATTTGACGATGCGGATATCTTAGAATCATTTGTTGAACCAACGTTAGGATAAAAATGAAACTACTCAAATTTTTAGGAGGAATATTAATGGACATCAAAAGTTTTATGATTGTAGCAGAAGCAGAAACAAAAGAAGTGGCTTTGGAGCGTTTTCCAGAGCCATTTGTCATTGAGGCGATTCGTGAAACCGAAAATGATAAGTTAAAAAAAGCTAACACTACAACTCGAATCGCAAAAGGCGGCAATCGAGTGAAAGACCTAAACATCGATAAGTATAGTGACGCTTTGCTGGTCCGTTGTGTGAAATCACCTGACTTACAAAATGCGGAGTTGCAAGCTTTTTACAAAACAGATGGTGATGCTTCTGCAACACTGAAAGCAATGCTTTTCGCAGGAGAGTACTCAACGTTATCACAAGAAGTTCTTGAATTGAATGGCTTCGACAACGAAGAAGAGATTAAAGAAGAAGTAAAAAACTAATGGAAGACGGCAGTGAGTCTGGTGATTTTTGGTATGCGTATCATGCGTATCATAATAACGGCTTACTGCCGTCTGTTTTTGCAGAAATGTCCATTCGTGAACGTGGCATTTTAATGGCGTTCATCGATTTAAAAGTCGAAAAAGAAGAAAAAGAATCAAAGAAAATGAAACGCAACAAATAATATGGAGGTGAGGAAGTATGGCGAGTTTAGAAGCAAGCCTGAAGTTGAAAGACCAGTTTACGCAAGTGTTGAATAAAATCAACAACGGTCTGCAAAAGGCATCGTCGAATATGCAGAATTTTAAAGATAAAATTAGCGGTCCAGCTACAGCCTTTCAAGCACTAGGTAATGCAGCGAGTGCTGGCATCAATCAATTAAATTCAAGCATTCGTTCGAAGCTGTCTACGGCTTCAAATATCGTGAAATCGTCTACTGAGAAGATTCTATCCATCTTCGGCAACTTCGGAAATCGCATTAGTTCGAAACTCGGTTTAAGTGGTGTTACTCAAAAATTCTCATCAACCTTTTCAAGTGTTAAGTCAGCTGTTTCTAGCGCAATGAGTTCGGCAGTATCTAAAGTTTCGAGCGCTGTTGCTAGAATGAAAGCTATCATTCTTGGTAGCGGTCCAGCATTCAAACAATTTGGGTCTGAAATCAAAGCTAGTTTTGACAAAATCAATACATCTGTTTCGACGGTTGGTAATAAATTACTTAACGTTGCGAAAGTTGCTGCAGTTGCCGGAACTGCTGCTTTGGTTGGCATCGGTAAAAAGGTCTACGACATTGCTGGTGGCTTTGAATCGCAAATGAGTAGAGTTCAAGCGATTTCTGGCGCTACTGGTAATTCATTTACCAAGTTACGCGACCAAGCGATTGACTTAGGTGCAAAAACTGCCTTCAGCGCGACGGAATCAGCCAAAGGAATGGAAAATTTAGCTAGTGCTGGGTTTAGCGCGAATGAAATTATGTCAGCTATGCCGGGAATGTTAAACCTTGCTGCAGTTTCAGGCGGTGATGTAGCGTTAGCAGCAGAAAATAGTGCAACAGCATTGAGAGGATTTGGACTTGAAGCTAGTAAAGCTGGGCATGTTTCAGATGTATTCGCACGAGCTGCCGCAGATACCAATGCGGAAGTAGCCGATATGGGCGAAGCGATGAAATACGTTGCGCCAGTCGCTCACTCGATGGGATTATCTATTGAAGAAGTAGCAGCATCCGTCGGTATCTTAAGTGACGCTGGTATTAAAGGAAGTCAAGCAGGTACTACGTTACGTGGTGCATTAGCTAGATTGGCTAAACCAACAGCTGCAATGCAAGACACAATGAGTAATTTAGGTCTGTCGTTTTATGATTCGCAAGGAAACATGAAATCCATGACTGATCAGGTTGGTATGCTACAGAATGCTTTTAAAGGTTTAACTCCGGAGCAACAGCAAAATGCACTCGTTACTTTGTATGGACAGGAATCTCTATCAGGAATGATGGCATTAGTTGCTGCCGGACCCGATAAGCTAAACAAGCTCACGAAGTCACTAGAAAATAGCAATGGTGCCGCAGAAGAGATGGCAAAAACCATGCAAAACAACTTGAAATCCAAAGTTGAACAATTAGGTGGTGCTTTAGAATCCGTTGCTATTCGAATCGGTGACAGATTGTTTCCGCTAATCGCACCACAGATTGAGAAACTAACGACTTGGATTGACCAAACATTCTCCAAAGTCAATATAGACGGCTTTTTTGACAAGCTATCTAAATACGGAAAAGCATTAAAAGGTGCTTTTGACGATGTAAAAGGTCCTGTATCAGATGCGTTTAATGCAATCGGGGATAGCTTAGAAAAAATGAACGGCAAGTTTGGCAGCGTGAAGAATGTAGACAAGTTTAAATCTGCTTTAACGTCTGTTACAGATGTTATCAAAGGAATTGCAGGTTTTGCGGAAAAACATTCTGATGGTATTGCTAAATTAATTACGAACCTGCCTAAATTAATGGCTGCATTTGTTGGCTTTAAAATTGGTTCTGGTGTGCTAGGTACATTAACAACGTTCGGTAGTGGTATTGCAGGAGCTGCTAAAGCTACAGGTACATTGGTTTCTAATTTAGCAAAATTAGGTAAGGGTAAGACACCAAAAACACCAAGCGTTCCGACGGCGCCAACAACTGGAACAGCACCAACTGCAACGAACCCTTTCGCGCCTCTGCTTGATACGTTTAACGGTTTTGCGAAAAGTGCCGGAAAGTTAGCTATTATCTTCGGCGTGATTAAACTGATCGAAGAGGCAGCACAGGCATTACAAGACATCAACAGAAAAGTGCCTAAAGATTTATCTGACTTAGCACCTAAAATGCTGAGCATGGGAATCGCTTTAACGGCTATGGGTGCTTTTGTGAAAGTTGCGAGCGTGGTAGCAGGTAAAAATATCAGTGGAGCAATCACTGGATTGGCAGTTGTAGCCGGAATCAGCGGCAATTTAATGTTAGCAGCCGAAGCGTTAAAACAAATAAACAACAAAGTTCCCGATAGCATTGGGGACGTTGCGAAAAAGATGGGAAGTATTGCTGTTGCGATTGGTGGCATGGGTGTACTTATCACAGCCGTTGGAGCGTTTGCTTCAACTGGTTTGGGTACTGTGGCTATTATTGCCGGTCTTGTCTCGGTCGCAGCTATCGCTGGGGAAATGATGTTTGTAGCAGAAGCTATGCAACAATTTAACAGTAAAGTACCTAAAGATATTTCAGGTGTTAAGGAAAAAATTGATGTGATTGCTGATGTGATTAGCTACTTTACTAGCGCTAACCTTGGCAGTGTCATTGACTTATTCAGCAATGTTGTAGGATCGTTAAACGTAGGTGCGGTTTCTAGTGGAATCAAAAAAATGCAAACACTTGCGGAAGATTTGGCGACTTTTGGAACAATCAATTTTAGTGTGACTGGCGTAACGAGTAATATTTCTGCAATCGAAGCTGTTATCAACTCTATAAATAGCAGTTCTATTGGCGAATTGCTATCACATATTGTCACAAGTTGGGATTACTCAAAGGTGATTGATGTGTTGAATAGCATGAAAAAAATATCCAATCAATTACTAGATTTTGGTTCTTTCAATTTTAGTGTAACGGCGGTTACAAGCAATATTTCTGCGATCGAAGCGGTTGTTGAAAAACTTGGAAATTCTTCTATTAAACAATGGCTTGGTTCTATGATTCAATCTTCACAACTTGGTGAAGTGAACTCTGTGTTGTCTTCTATGAAAAACATGATTATTCAAATTAATCAACTTGCAACCGTACCTGTTAAGGCTGATGATGCGAACGGTAAGATTGATTTGATTAAACAGGTGATTGAGAAACTAGGCTCGTCATCTTTGCGTCAATGGTTTGGTTCGATGATTCAATCTTCGGAAACTGGAGAGGCGCTTTCCTCGATTCGGTCAATGGTAGAAATGGTTGTACCTATAAACCAACTTGCGACCGTGGCGGTTAATTCAGCGGATGCCATTGGAAAGATTAATTTGATTTCAGCCGTGGTTCAAAGTCTTTCTCCAGCAAATTTTGGCACAGTCAATGCTGTAAGTTCTGATGCTATATCTAGTGCTTCAAATGCGTTACAAGGGGCTATCAATCTTGTTCCGAAAATCAATCAATTGGCAAGTACGGAAGTACAAAGCTTGCAAGCTCAAACAGTTATTCAAGGCATTCGAAACGTGCTGAACGAATTGGCTAGTTTAAATGGTTCTAGTGTTACAATCGCTGTCGGTGGATTTGAAATGCTATCTGCATCTATGGCTTCGGTCGTTTCGAGTGGTCAGGCATTAACTGCATCGTTGTCTCAAGTGCAATCTAGTATTGCGGGGCTTGTTACAACAGTTCAAACGGCTGGCGGTCAAATCGTTACAGTAATGACGCAAAGCATGACGCAAGCAAGAACAGCGGTTGTATCTGGCACACAGGCAATGGCAACAGCCTTTGCAAGTGGTATGTCGTTATCTGTTTCAGTCGTAATTGCTGGTAACGCTAGAATTGTCGGTGCATTTAGTGGGCTACGAGGTCAATTGCAATCAGCAGGTTATTACGCAATGAGTGGGTTAGCTGCAGGTATTGCAGCAGGTTCTGGTTCGGCTATTGCACAAGCACAGTCTGTTGCAAATCAAGTGTCGTCTACGATTCGTAGTGCATTAAAAATCCACTCTCCGTCACGAGTGATGATGGAAGTCGGTGGATTTGTTGGTCAAGGACTGGCAAACGGTATCGCAGCTACTCAAAATCTTGTATCAAATGCAAGTAACGCTTTAGCATTTTCCGCGGTGCCTAATCCAGTAGCGGATTTAAGTGCAAACGGTACTGTTACGAGTAATGTTCAACTTGACGATAGCGAGATTAGCCGCTTACAAGCATCAGCTAGTCAGCAAGTCATTGTGAATCATAAGCAAGTAGTGCCACAAGTAACCATTCATGTGGAAAATAAAGACGGTGAACCTGTTGATACAGAAGCACTGTTAAAAGAATTTGAAGATAAGATTATCGAATTAATGGATTCGGATTTAAGTTAGGAGGGATAGCGTGGCAATCAGATTTTATTTAGAAATAGGAGGCAAGCGGTATATCCTCCCTGTCAATCCAGGATCCATTAACATGGATATACCTTCAAACAATCAATCTAACGACGTAGTAAAACTGGGAGAAATTACACAGTTAGCAATTAACGGGTTAAAGTCTTTAAGCTTCGAATCGTTTTTTCCTGTCAATACTAAATTTGGCTATGTCAATGATAATGCAACACATCTGCCACCTAAACAATATGTAGATCTTATTGAAGACGCTATGAATGCTTTGAAGCCTGTCAGAATTATAGTGACAGACACGAATATCAATATGTTAGCATCAATCGATAGCTTTAAATGGTCAATAGATGATGCAACGCTCGATTACAACTACTCTATCTCTCTAAAAGAATATAGAGAGTACGGAGCTAAATTTATTAAAAATGTCGAAAAACCTAAGCCTAAACCTAAACCAGCACCACGACCTGTGACGACGCAAAAGATTACGGTTGGCTGTCGGGTTCGTGTGAATGGTCGTTTGCATCGTGACAGCTACGGTTCAGGACCCGGTCAAACAGAGGTCAATGCGGAACGAATTGTATCAATCATCGTTTCTAATCCTCGCAGTAATCAAAATTATCCATATCACGTAACAACAATAGGTGGCGGATGGCGTGGCTGGGTGTCGAAAAGTGCGGTGAAACGCATATGAGCCTAAAAATTACAGGTACAAGCGTCACTTATTATTCGCAATATGATCTGTCAGAAATTGTGTCAAACGTGCAGTGGTTTACATCGATAGAATCTCAGCCGGGCAAGCTTACCTTTTCCATTCAGGAAGACAAACTTGTGTTTTATCGAGCAGGAGACATCATCGAAGCATCGATGGACGGAAAGCAGTTTTTTAAAGGAAAGGTTTTTACCCGCAAAAAACAAAAATCAGGTTTGTGGCAAATCACGGTATACGATAATATGCGCTACTTGCAAAATGAAGACACAATTGTTTTTGGGGCTTCAACCGCCGCAGAACGTTTTAAAAAAATCTGCGAGACACAAGGCCTGTCTTACAAAATTGGCAAAGTACCCTCGTATAAATGCGCGGGGGTCATTGCTGATGGTAAAACTTACTACTCCATGTTAGAGGATGCACTAAGTGAGACGCGCAGAGCAGCGAATAACAGCCGTTACACTGTTTTTGACGACAACGGAACATTGAGGTTTGTGGCACTCGAAGAGCTGAACACAGCGTATCTTTTGGGCGATGAATCGTTGATTACCGATTATGACTACGAAGCAAGTATCGACGATGCCTATAACTCGATTAAAGTTGTACGTGAAGACGAGAAGAACAAAACTCGTCAAGTATACGTTGCGACTGATAGCAAGACAATTGAGAAATGGGGCAAATTGCAAAAAGTTGAATCGGCAAAAGATGCAGATATGAACGCGCAACAACTGCAACAACAAGCGAATGATTTATTGCGTGAAAACAATGTAGAGTCATCTACGCTTTCGCTTGAATCAGTTGGAATAGCAGGTTTTCGTGCAGGAAACAGTTTTAATTTAATGTTGAGTGACCTAAAACGAGAATGGGGAAAAGATACCAGAGTGGCATTAGTTAAATCTTGTACGCATTCGTTTAACCCTGTTCACACCATGTCGATTGAAGTTGAGGTGGTGTATTGATGGCAGGTGAAAAACTAGCAAGAAAAATTAAAGATCAAAGCACAAACCAAAATGAATTGTCCGATTTGGTCTATGGATTAGTTACAAGCGTTTCACCTTTGCGAATCAAAGTAGATAGTCGGTTTGAAATTGGTAGTGAACATTTGATTCTATCTGCTATGGTTAAACGGAAAGTTATCAATATGACAATTGACGGCAAGACAGGAAGCGCAGTTGTCTTTGAAGCTCTTAAAGCAGGTGAGCGCGTGCGAATGCTACGAGTATCGAAAGGGCAAAAATATTATGTTTTGGAAAGGGGTTGAAGCAGATGGGTGAAGAAGAATTAGATGTCGAACTGGAAACATCACGAACGTATCGTATTTTGAACGGTCGCGTGACAGGCTGGACAGATTCACTTGACGCAATGCGCCAAGCAGTTGAAAAAATCTTGCAGACAGAACGTTTTCGATTTGAAATCTATTCGGACGAATACGGCATCGAGTTAGAGAGTTTGATTGGTGAAAGTTTTGACCTAGTAGTTGCAGAAGTCGAACGCCTTCTAAAAGAAGCGCTACTTGCAGATGAACGCATTGTTAGCGTGGATAATGCGACAGTCAAACAAAGTGACGAGACATCCGTTTTAATCGCTTTTACAATCACAAGTGTGTTTGGGTCTTTTAACGTGGAACAGGAGGTGAGCGTGTGAATCCGGAAGATATTGGGAAGTTTTTAGAAACGTACACATATGATTATTATATGGAACAAGCTTTAGACCAAGTGCCAGATACTATTGATAAACGTGAGGGGTCCATCATCTACGATGCACTAGCACCTGCGTGTTATCAGCTCGCGTTATTTGTCATGGATTTAAAAAATGTCATGTTGAACTCATTTGTTCAAACAGCTCAGGACGGGTACCTAGATTTAAAAGCAGAGGAACACGGATTGAAACGAATTGCTGCTACGCAATCTATTGTGACAGGTATTTTTACCAATTCTGATGGCAATCCTTATACGCAACTTGAGGAAGGGAATCGGTTTTCAAGCATTGGTGAGAATGCGGTCTACTACTCAATTATTAAGCAAACAGTTGATGGCACGTACACATTAATATGTGAAAGCGCAGGAACGGTCGGTAATCAATATTTAGGACAACTACTACCGATTGACCATTTTAACGGTCTTGGAGGTGGCACTTTAACAGAAGTTACTATTCCAGCGAGAGACATTGAAACAGATGACGACTTGCGAACACGAATTTTAAAGACCTATGAAATCAATCAATACGGCGGAAATATCGAAGATTATATCCAATTTACTGGGAAAATCGATGGCGTCGGCGCGGTACAAGTCTATCCTATTTGGAAGGGTGGCGGTACTGTAAAAGTTGTGATATTAAGTAATTCTTTTGATCTGCCGACAAACGCGTTGCTGGCAAAAGTGCAAACGGCTATTGATCCGACAGGTAATCAGCAAGGTTATGGCATTGCGCCAATCGGGCATAAAGTAACTATTGCATCGCCGACCAAAAAGGCACTACCTGTATCATTGCACATCGATACAGAGGTAGGAATTACCATTGATTCCATAAAAGCGAGCATCCAAGCGGCTTTGGAAAATCATTTTTTAAACATCCGAAAAACGTGGGCGAATCATAGTGAATTGTATCAATATGGACAAACGGTTTTTCGTTCGCAACTCATGGCTGCACTGCTGAAAGTGACAGGCGTAGCAAACGTAAGTAACGTAAAAATAGACGGCAAGGACGCTGATTACATTGTCAAATTGTCAAACGACTTGCAAGAATGTGTGTTTCTTGGGGCGGTGAATTACACATGATTGTTGCACAAGATTTAAAACGAATGTTACCAGATTGGTATGGCGGATTGTATGAAACGAATCTACTAATGACAATCGAACAGCCGCTTATAGATGATTTAGCAGTACAAATCAACCGAGCGCAATCAAATCTGTATATCTCAACAGCCGATTCAGAAACGCTTGCAATATACGAAAATATGCTACGAATCACGCGTAATAATAGCGACACATTGGACATGAGGCGCTTTAGAATATTGACTAGATTAGCTTCGCAAAAGCCGTACACGATGCAATATCTCGAAGAAGTTTTAGGAAGCCTTGGCAATCAAATTAGCATTAGAAACATGGCTAATGACTACAAAATTGCTATAAACAGTTCCTTTGAAAAGCAAGGACAGGTTAGCGATTTAGAATACATCGTCCGAACGGTGGTGCCAGCCAATCTTATTACAGAAATCGATAATAAGTTACAGTTAAATAATTTGAGAAACCAAATGCGTTTAAGTGCTTCTTTGACGATTGCTGAAATGGTCGTGATTACACAAGATTTTAAAAAATCTAATAACATTAAAGGCACAGCATCAATCGCGCTTGGTATGACTAACGCTGAGAACAATAATGTAACAGCTGATTTTGTCGCTACTAATCGAGTTTCAACAGAAGCATCAATGGCAATCGGACAAATGCAAACGCAATATAGCAACATAACACAAGATTTTAATATTGTCCAAACAGCATCTATCAAAAGTAAAAACACTGCTGGAATTGTATCGGCAGAATTTGTTGAAATAAATAAGGAGAGTGAAAATCTTGGAATTTAACCAATCAGTTATAACCAACAAAGGTCGCACGTTGATGGCGAAATTATTATCAGGTCGGACAACTGCAAAATTCACAAAAATTGTGACTAGCTCAACAGTGTACACAGAAAGTCAATTGGAAAGTTTAACAGTTTTATCGGGCGAGCGACAAACATCGACAGTACAAGCCAAGCCTAATAATGGTGCAACAGTATCAGTGGAAGCAGCGTTTGATAATAAGGGGCTTATAAGCGGTTATGACGTAAGCACAGTCGGACTTTATGCAACAGATCCAGACGAAGGAGAAATTTTATACGCAGTATCAACCGCAAAAACAAAAGGTTACATGCCTGCTGATACAGGCGTATCAAGTACAGGATTAGTTATCCGTTTTTATACAGAGGTGGGCAACGCTAGTCAAGTCAACATGACGGTAGATTCCGCATCCTACGCAACAAAAGGGGATATAAAAGAATTACAGAATGACATTGAAGACTTACAAGGCTATGTTGGATATAACGATTCTGATATTTATGGCGTTGAAGTGGACATGACAAATCGTACATTCAAACGATTGGCAGGTTCCGTCAATCGCACTCCGGGCGCTTCTTTTGACACCATCAAAGCCTTTGGCGGTCGCAAGCGTTGTATCTTAACGGATAGTGGTGTGGTCCTCGCTTACTATGGTGAAACTGGATATACGGAAACAGGGGCTCTTTTAACAGCTGTTACGAAAGGAACAGTGACATATCCGATCGGTACGAAAGTACAAGTAATGGTCGAACAGCCTTTGTTTTATTATCGTGTTTCCCCGATTGTTTTAGATCCAATTGCAGATGGTAAAGGTCATCATTTACGCAAAGGTCGCTACTACATTTCAGACCGGCCTAAAATCGGCTTTAAAGTTCATCCAGCATTTGTAGTCAATGGCTCTATCAAAGATAAAATCTATCTATCTGCATACGATGGATCTATATACGATACCTCATCAAATGCGTATGTGTTAAATGACGAACAAGTCGCAGACTTTAATACAGACTTGCTATCGTCTATCGCTGGAACTAAACCGGCATCTGGTTTAACGCAAAATCTCACGCGCGAAAACTTACGAAAACTGTCACAAAAGCGCGGCGCTGGTTGGCAACAAGCATATGCTGCGACGATAGCAGCGACTCAATTGCTATTTTTAATTGAGTACAACACGTTTAACTGGCAAACTGCTTTAGGTCAGGGGGCGACGAAAAAAACGGATGATGGTACAACTAACATGGCTGAACCGACAGGCGGAAGTTCAACTTTAGGGAACAAAAGCGGTCAAGTTGCTAACCAGAATGGAGTCGATATTGTTAGTTACAGAGGTGAAGAAAACTTCTTTGGTAATATATGGAAAGTCGTTGACGGCATGAATTTGATGGCGAATGGCATTCATGCGTTGTATATCGCTGACCACGATTTTACCGAAAATACGGCGGTTGGTGCTTACAAAGATTGCGGTTTTACCGTGGCGAAAAAGGATGGCTTCGTTTCTGCTTTTGGCTACTCGCCTGAATTTGACTGGCTGTTTATGACAAGCGAGACAAATGGTAATACTAGCGTGCCAGTCGGTGATTATTTCTGGCAGAATAATACAGCTACTGACTCGGTGAGTTGGCGATTAGTCCGGATCGGCGGGCGTTGGAATGATGGTTCGAGTGCGGGCTCATTCGGTTGGATTGTGACTACTTGGTCGGGTACTTGGGATCGTAGCGTTGGTGGGCGTCTGGTGTATGTTGCATAAATTTTGAAAGGTGGAAATATACATGATTAATCACGGAAAAGTACAAAGCACCGTAAAACCACAGGCGATTGAAATCGACGAAAACAGCGTTTGGCTAACAGAAAATGTGCAAGAAGTTAAGACAGAGGAATTTGAAGGATACGAATATGATTTAACGCAGTACACGAAAGACGAATATATTCGATCGCTTGACGAACGAGACAAAATGAAATCAGACGCACTATTGGAATTGTCGGAAATGGTAGCTACTTTAGTTGGGGGTGCTCAATAAGATGGTGAATTTTTTTATAGGTGAAATTAAAGTTAATCGTATAACGATTGATGACGTGCCAAAATTATGGAGAAACAAGGTGCAAGCTCGGTTAGACGAGCTTATACAAGATGGTGAATAACATGAAACGACATATTGTTTGGCGGATGATCTTCATTGGTTGTCCGCTTTTTTGGGGAATCTTATTTTGGCTATTTATTAAATTATTGGGGTGATGGTATGTGCATTTTATGGACAAGGTAATTGAGTTAAATAGCGTGCTTATGGCGCTAGGGTTCGGCAGTATAACGGTTGTCGGCAAGGGGATTTACAATCAAGTTAAAAAATCAAAAGACAAGACGGAGCAACGTTTTAAAAATCTTGAGTTTGCAAATGTAGCGTTATTGCATGACAAGATTTACCAACAGTGCTCTTTTTTTATTGGTCAAGGTTGGGTCAGTGTGGATGATTTAGAAAACTTGGAATACTTGTGGCGTGGCTATCATAACTTAGGTGGCAATGGTACAGGGGAAATTTTATACAACAAGGTAAAAGATTTACCTAATAAAAAAATGGAGGGGTAATATTATGGATTTATCAAATTTACAAAACTTATTAATGCCAATCGTAGTGATTGGTTGTCTTTGTGTGGGGTATGTCATTAAGACTACACCTTTATTTGCAAAAGTGGCTAATGGTTATATTCCGTTGATTGTATGCGTGCTAGGGGCGATTCTAGGCGTAGTAGCATCTGGTTTTAGCTTGGAAGGTGTTATCTATGGGGCGGTCAGTGGATTGGCATCCACAGGTTTGTATGAAGCGTTTAAAAATGTGATTGGGGGAGAAAAATAATGGGGTACACAGTAAAAAAACAAATTCGCCAAGGTTTGCCACAAGTAGGTGTAAAGCCGTACAGACAAGTCCACGCTCATTCAACAGGAAATCCTAATTCAACGGCTCAAAACGAAGCTGATTACCACAGCAGACGACCAGTGGAAAGCGGCTTTTTTCAGTACGTTGTTGGTGACGGTGTAGCAATCCAAACGGCACCTCTCAACATGGGTGCTTATGATGTTGGCGGTGGTTGGAATGCCGAAACGTTTGCAGCAGTAGAACTTATCGAGTCACACAAAACAAAAGCGGAGTTTGAGCGTGATTATGCTATCTACTGCGAATTGCTGCGTGACTTGGCAAATCAAGGTGGTATTCCAGTCACACTTGACACAAACGATTTAGCAGGCATCAAAACGCATAATTATTGTACGCATCATCAACCTAACAATTTCAGTGATCATGTCGACCCATTGCCATATTTAGCTAAATGGGGCATCTCACAAGCACAATTTGCTAAAGACTTGGCAACAAAGGTGGTAGGTGGGGCTAGTGCAAAACCTACAGCTATCGCTACTGCTGCTAAGGTAACAACGCAATCAGTCTCTAATAACACAGGCCAAAAAGTCAATCAAGGCATTTACACAGTTAATGACTTGCAAAAAGTCAACGGCATATGGCAAGTACGTTGTAACTTTTTAGTGCCTGTTGAGTTTAACTGGACGGACAATGGGATTGCGGTTGAGGATATTGTGCTAGTTGATAAAAACGGCTATGTACTAAAAGACCAAACTACCAAAACAGGGAGCTTGTTTGTTTTTGACACTAACTGCATTAAGTCTGTTGGTGCTCCTATTAAGGGTTCTGGTGGCTATCTGTGGTGTAAAGTCAATCTTAAGTCAAGTGGCGGCATCTGGTTATCAGTAACAGATAAAAACGACTTGATTCATAAAATTAGTAAAGCATAACACAAATCCCCATCTCATTCCGAGGTGGGGTTATTTTTTAGTTCTCTTTATAAATTTGGTTTTTCCGTTTAGTAGACACTAAATTACCTAAAGATAATTTTTCTGCTGTAGATAAATTTATCTTGTAATATAAAATACAATTAAAAAAAATATCTAAAGAATTATCAATATTATCACTAAATTCTTTTAGATTTTTAGTATCTATAGATGCATTTTTTAACTTATCTTCAAGAATATCCGATAGGTTACAACCAGTAATATTTTTCAAGTGAATATTATTAGAATGTATTGCATAAATGTTAAAAAGTAAATCAATTTCATTTTTATAATATTGATAAGCATCTAAAGTGTTTCTCTTGTCTTTTAAAGATCTATAACCATCATTCAAGAAAGATTTATCAGGGTTTTGGAAATGATTAATTAATTTTATTAAATACTCTACACTATTTCTAATAGACATATTAATAGAAATTTTTTCATTCAAAGGCAAAAAATATAATAAATTATTTAAATTGTATGAAATAAGGTTAGTATATTCTGAACAGATATTGTTGTCAGATAGACAGTCACATATTTTCGAGAAAGTTAGTGTTCTGTCGAAAAAAAATTTAAATTCTGCAGTATCAACTTTGGACAGTAAAGTCGTTTGGGGAAAATAATTTTTTAAATATTTTTTATAATTTTCGTATTCAGTATTTATTTTATTTTTCATCATGACTTTATCCTAGATGGTCGAATATATTATCAAATATATTTTTAGACTCTTTTTGCTTGTTTTTAGGTTTTTTTATTTCCTTACCTACTTGAAGGTTATCGGATTCAAATTCTGATAAATATGTTGAAAGTGTTTTTAGAGTAATCATTAGTTCTTCTTCATCTTTTTTTTCGATTATTCTAATTACTTTTGATAATAGTGTGGTACGGCTTTTATAAGCATAGGGCAAAAATTCTAAATCGAAATAAGACATCATTAATGGGAGTTCTTTGTTTGAGCAAGCGTATTTTTTAGATAAAATTATTGTTGAAAAATATCCGTATAATTGATTTTTTAATTCATCTGTTGAGCTATCATAAATTTTTTTTTCTATATTATTAAAATCAGTTTTGTAGCTCATCAATTCGTTCCTCCATTTCTGTATAAATATTATTTAAACTTTTAACAAGCCTAGCATCACTATGTTCACTTATCAAATAATCAGGTCTATCTATTAATTTTTTTGAATGAAGAAACCTTTCGGAGAAGAAGTTTATCCCCATTTTTTTCATTACTTGAGCTTCTTGAATCATGTTTATTAAGTAAGATGATTCCTCTTTATATCTAGTAAATATGACACCAAGATTTTTAATGGGTTTATTTTCGAAAAAAACTATGTTAGGTTCCACAATCGCGTTCACTACTTTTTCAAGCATATTTATACCTAAGACAGAATAAATGCCAGGATCTACAGGTATTAAGTAGAAATCGCTAGGTAAAAGTGCTGCTATGGTATATATAGAATAAGTAGGAGGACAATCTATTAGTATATAATCATAAATGTCTCTTAGATTATATTCTTTAATAAAGTTATATATAGATTTTTCCATATTAGATGCATTTGAAGAACGTTCTAAAAATACTGTAGATAGCGTCCCAGGGATTAAATCGAAGGTATTGCCTTTTTCACTAGTTAATGTGACAATTACTTTTTTTAAATCTAAGCTTTTAATTGAAGAAGTTTCGAATAAGTTCTGTATCGATGCGGAGGTTACAGTTGTTTTCTGACTATTATCGTTTAAGTCTTCACTGTGTCGTAGTCCATATTTCAAAAAAAAAGACTGAGTCAGATTTGACTGGGGATCTAAGTCTATAAATAATATTTTTTTATTTTTTGAATTAGCCATAAAATAGCCTAATTCCTTAGTCAATGTAGTTTTCCCAACTCCACCTTTCATATTAATAATAGAAATTACTTTTCCCATAATCTTCCTCCCTTTTTTGAATTTATATCAACAATATAATTCAAAGTTATATTTTATTATATAGCATATAAACAAAATCAAAAAGCTAATATTAATATTTTGTAATTGTCCGCTATCAATACATATTGGTATTTAACGAAAAAAGCCCCTAGCACACGCTAAGGTCTTTTTTCATCACACAATATTTCCTCACAACAAACTGATTCCTACTATTATATGACCCACCAACGACAATCTCAGAACCTTCTTCGACTTCCCACAAAAAATTAAGACTATGCGCACGTATCAAGCAACTAACATCATCTAAGCTAAATCTGACAAGAGGGGAGGCATCCAGCTTCAAAACTTTGATTTTACTGACAGTACCTTTTTGCGTGATCATATCGTCTTCACTCCTTCGAATCTATAGACGGTTTTATCCTTGTATTTGACAACTTTAAACATAAATCGGATAGGCTTTCCTGTCTGGCTTCTGTGAGCAGGCACATCAAAGTGATCTATGTTCCGTTTGACCATAAATTCAAGCAAATCATCCATAATCAGCACGATTGGTATATCACTTTTGACATTTTCAATATACATGTCTAACAGTTCTCTGTCTCGATACTGTAGCTCGTACATAGCCTTCACCTCACAATTATTATACAAACATACGTTCGTATTTGTAAAGCGAACAGAATATAAAGATTGTGCTATAATCACAGAGAGGTGAGACGATGGAAAGTTATGATCAGCAATTAGATAGATTAAAGAGTGGGGAAATCGAGGGAATTTATGTGCCACGTGAAAATTTTATGATGTTTAGAGACATATGGATAAAAAGAGAAGATAGAAAATATTTTGTCGGGGAAGCTGCGCATGGCGGGAATATAACTTATAGATACGATGAGACAGTAATGTAAAAAGGCCTACTTTTTACAGTAGGCTTAAATGATACTATTCTGTTCTTCGAGAATCGCTAGCAATTTAGTAGCGAACATTTCCTCTTTCATTTGCCCGACTTTTAATTGAATTGCCGGCGATTTTTCTTTATCCTCTTGTGTCATATTTGGAATGATAAAATCGTAATCTGTGTAGATTCGTTTACCTAGCTTCATTGATGATATTGCCCACAATTTGAAATTGCCAATCTCGGCTATATCTTCTTTAAGCTCTTCAATTAAATCGCTGCATTCGTAGCTTATTTTCATGTATATTCTCCTTTTATTTGCTTATATCAATTTCCCTAGAACCAATAACATTGCCATTTTCATCTAATACATCAATGGTAACTGGTTTATTGTCATTTTCAATCGTATAAGCGTAAGCTCCCTTTATCGTAGCACCTGGATTCGTTTGATTAGTAGCATCTTTTGCCATTTGAATAGATGAATCAGAATCTTGCAACATAGTCCCATCAAGTTCAACGGTTGTTGCATCGAGAATTTGTTTTACTTTTGTATATTTTCCCAAAACGCTAGCAGCTTGAACTTCTTTATCAGTAGTATTCGTATAGTTAAATATCAAAACTATTAAATGTTCTCCTGATAAATCATTTGTGTGTATTTCTGATTTCTCAAAAGTTATAGTTCCTTCTGGTGTGGTGATGGTATTGTCTTTATAGGCAACCGTTGACTTATGTTCTGTTTTTTGAGCTGTTTCGGTAGTGGTAGTATCTTTTGTGTTGTCTTTGTTTCCGCTTGAACACCCAACCAACAGTAGACCGGCAATCCCCAAAGTAACTAGCATCTTTTTCATTCTTTTCCCTCAATTCTGTTTTTGATTTAATTGTAGCAGAAATCCCTCATAATAAAAGGGGCAAAAAAGGGGCAAAATTTGTAAATTAGTACAAACTAGTCAAAATTATTTTTAGTAAAATAGTAGTGAAAATGGCTTTAAATCAACATTTATATACAAGTGCAATCTAGCTAAATAGCTAACTTTAGATGGGCGGCATGATGTAGGAAAGATGATGAAAGAATCCCTCTCGAGGGGTTCTTTTTTTTTCTATTTTCTATCGCTATACTTTTCTTTCAGGTAAAATAATAGATATGGAATTGACTGAACGGGGACAGGACATGACAAAAAAATTCATTTCCATTGCTTTTACTAGTAGCACTATTTTTTGTAGGGGCCTATTTCATTATGACTGGGAGCCAGTCGTGATTGACAGGCAAGTGGGAATCTCAAGATGACTATCAAACAACGATGACTCTTACGAAAACGAATGATACATTGACCTATCAAGTAGATGATCAAAAACGTACGCTAACGCAAGTCAATCAAGGGGCAAAAGATACATCGGTCTATAAAGACAGTAGTGGTGCGACGTACAAATTCATAAAAAAAAACGAAGCAAGAACTGTATTTTGTTTTTACTGCCAAAGAGGGACTAGTAGGAAAAACGAATCGTATCGTCTATAA